GCGCATCCCGGGTGAACGGGTGTACCGCGTGCTGAAGGTGGTGCCGTTCACCGGCGAAAGTGATCAGCTGCAGCTGGCCGAGCCGTGGCCGGCCGACGCAGCGCTGCCGGGGGACAGCGACGGTAATCCCGCGTGGGACACCATCTGGATCTACGACTTCAAGCAGACGCCGGGCTACCGCGTCCGCGTGGTGTCCGTCCAGCCGGAGAATGACCTCAAGGGCGCCGCGGTCGACGTGGTGGCCGAGGGGCCGGAGTTCTGGCACTACGTCAAGACCGGCCAGTACATTCCGCCAGAGAACGGCTCGCAGCTGGCCACCCGGCCGGTGGCCAGCAACCTGCGTATCACCGAGCGCCAGGTGGTGCAGGGCGATACGGTGTTCTCCGAGCTGCAGGCCTCGTTCGATATCACCGGGCCGGTGGGCGAGATCCGCGTGCTGTCGGACCTGGACCAGAACGCAGAGCTGGAGCAGGTGGCGTCCACCACTGCACGCTCGGCGAGCTGGCGCATTCCCCGTGCCGGCGTCTACCCGATCACCGTGCGCCCCTACAGCCCGGAGGGGCAGGCCGGCGTGGCGGCGACCGTGACGTATGCCACGCAGGGCGCCGACGTGCCGCCGGTCTTGGTGGACATGTTCGACGTGGAGGAGCGCAGCGGCGGTATCCGGCTCTATACCTGGGGCTGGCTGGGCGACACGACGCGGTCAGCCGACTTCGCCGGCGTCGAGATCCGTTACATGCCCGGGAAGGTGGCCGACCCCGACTGGAACGCGATGACGCCGGTGGGGGAGACGGGGTATCACACCGCGCCCTTCGAGGCGGTCATCCCGCAGTCCGGCGACTGGACCTTCGCCTGCCGCAGCGTGAACACCTCCGGCGAGCTGTCCGTCGACGCCCGGATTGTGATGCGTTCGCTCGGCACCAATCTCGGCGAGGTGATTGGTGAGATCGGCGAGAGCCTGGAAGAGCAGACCCGGCGGCTGGTGGAGCAGCAGCGGCAGATCGACCAGGAGAAGCTGGACCGGATCAACGCAGACGCGGCCGAGGCGCAGGCGCGTGCCGCCGCCATTGCCCAGGAAACCGCGTTTCGTGTGGCAGCCGTGCAGCAGGTCGCCGACGGGCTGATCGATGCCAACGAAGCCATCGCGCAGGAGAAGCTGGATCGTGCGAGCGCGATTCTGAACGAGAAGACCGAGCGGGTTGCTGCGGTCGAAAACCTGACGACGACGACCCAGACCCAGTTCAATTCCGTTGCTACCCAGATTGCCAGCGTTGCTGCGGGCAGCGGTACGCAGTTCGATAAAAAGAAGATCTGGTATTTCGATAGCACGGTGGAAGGCTGGACCGGTAACGGCGGGAACCCGACCATCGTTGATGGTTGGTTGCGACCGTTCAACAACGCTAACGCCTATGTAAACTCTCCGGCCGGCTTGGCGATTGATGGCGCATCGTATCGTTTCATCAAGCTGCGCATGCGCAAGATCGGCAGCCCGGTGTGGAAGGGGCAGGTCTGGTGGACGACCGACGCTGACACCGCATTCACTGCCGCGAAATCCACCACCATTGTGCAGCCGTCGTTCGATGCGAACGGTATCGCCACGGTGGACATCGACAACATCCCGTGGAATGGGGCCAGCCCTGTCCGGCAGATCCGCCTTGACCTGACTGTGGCGCAGGCCGCGGCCGATTACATCCTGTACGACTACGTGGCCGTTGGTCGTCCGACGCCGGGCGCGTCTGTCGCTGAAGTGCAGGAAGTGCAGACCGCGCTGCAGCAGGCTGATCAGGTCATCGCCAGCAGCGTTACCACGCTGGGCGTGCAGATGCGTGGGCAGTACACCGGCACGGATCCGGCGCAGCTGACCAGCGGTCTGATGTACCAGGAGATGCAGGCGCGGGTGACTGCCGACCTGGCACAGGTGCAGCGCATCTTCACCATGGAAAGCCGGATGCCCACCGGTAGTGGCGTGCTGGCCTCCGAGGCCCGCGTGACGGCGCTTGAGCAGGCTACCACTACCACCACCAACGCCTTGGCGCAGTCGATCACCACGATCAATGCCACGCTGCCTGCGATGATCGCGCAGGGCAGCAACATGGTCATCAATGGAGGGTGGCAGTCCGGCCGTGACGTGGGTTGGACATACAACAACACCACGCTGGTTGTTGCGTCAGGTGAAGGCCGTGCGGGAGGCGCTGCACTGCGGGCCGATGGTTGGAACGGCGGCGTGCGCGGAGCAACCGCCAACGGCGGTAGCAGCGTCGCAGTATCACCGGGTAAGAAATACCGATATGGCTGCTGGTACAAGACCAGTGCTGATTTCAACGGTACTCCGGGCAATAGTAAATTGCGCTTGGCGAACCAAAGTGGAGCGCTCATTGGTGGAGCGACTTACTTCTATGCCGCCAAGGACCAGTGGACTTACGTCGGGGCTGTCTACGCAGTTCCTGACAGCACCAGTATCACGGGCTTGCAGCTCAGTGTCGTTGTAGACAACACCGTTGGCACTGTATGGGTGGATGACGTTGTCCTGGAAGAGGTCACTGATGTCATCGCCAACGCAGAAGGGCTGCAGGCGCTGACCACGACTGTCACCAATCAGGGAGGGCAAATCACCGCGCAAGGCAACTTGATTACTGCGCTGCGGACCGACGTGGACGGTAAGGCCAGCAATGTCGCGCTGCAGTCGTTGCAATCTCAGGTCACACTGCAGGGCGACGACATCACCAGCCTTGGCACCGCGATCACCAACGTCAATGCCTCGTTGAATGGGCTATACACGCGTGGCGAGAACCTCAACGTCAATCCAACGTTTGACGGCACGATGGTTCCTTTCATTAAGGGCAACACCAGTGCTGCGAACGGCGACGTTACGTGGTTCTTGGGTGCAGGTCAGCAGGGGAGTGCAATCCAGTTCGTGCACAAAGCCGGTGCAACGGGCTCACCATTCGTGTACGCGAACAATGGTCGCTGGACCGCGGTTTCTACTGGTCCAACGGGGCGCAAGATGCGTGCGGTTGTTGTCGCGCGCGTCATTGCGGGCGCCGCAACTCTGACCCACCGATGCCGGGTGCGAGACGGCTCGGGTGAAAGCAACTCCGATGTGACCACCGCAAACCTGACGAGTACGTGGACCCGTTACGCTTTTGAACACAGCATCGGTGACTCGCGCAACGAGGTCATGTCGCAGCTGTGGGCAACTAATCGTGGTACGTCAGGCGATGCGACGGTGCTTGTTGATCGCATTGAGTTCTACGATGTCACCGACGAGGTCAAGATCGATGCCAATGCTGCGGCGACTGCCGCGCTGAAGGGCACCGTCACGCAGCAGGGGCAGCAGATCACCGCGCAGGGCACGGCGATTACCACCGTCAATGCTGAGATCGCCCGTGGCCGCAATTCGATCTGGCCGGTTGGCACGTTTGAGTCGTGGGCCGATGGGACCGTGCTTGTAAACAATGCTGCAGGCGGCACCAACTTCACCGTTCGCAATGCTGCAGCCCGCAACGGTTCGCGTGGTCTGGAGATCAGCGTCACTGCCAACAACTCCCCTGGCAGCAATGCCGATATGTATATCGGTGACTTCATTCCCGTCTCTGGAAGCCGGGTCATCTATGTGGAGTTCTATGCACGCCTAGCTGCCGACAGTATCGACAATCCGACCGGCAGTTTCGGTATCGGCGTAAACACCCAGAGCGAGGCTGCTGCCAATTCGTGGCCGCGTACCAATGACGCGAACAACACGCTCAGCAAAACCGCATGGACCAAGCGCAGTGGCTATCTGACGTTGAATGCCAATTCGGCAAAGATGCGGATCTTCATGTCTATTCCTGCCGCCAATCGTCAGGTGGGAACGATCATCCAGATTGACGACGTTATCTGGCAGGACGTGACCGATGCGCAGTCCGCCCAGACAACTGCAGCAGGTGCGGCCGGCGGCGTCAGCGCGCTGCAGGCCACCGTCACCAAGCAAGGCCAGGATATTGTCGCCCAGGCCAGCAAGATCGACGGGGTGCAGGCGTCGATTGAAGGAAAGGCCAATGCATCGGCTGTGGTTGAGCTAGCCACCAGAGTTGCGAATCAAAGCGGGGCTGGCAATAAGCTGTCCGCGTCCACGTTCTTGGATGCCGTAGGCGGTACTACGACTGGCTGGTTCCTTGAAGCCGACACTTCTGGCGCACAACAAAAGAGCGGCTATATCCAAGGTGACGCCGATCCTGGCGTGCCCACCGGGATGCGGGCCCTGATCATCACTAAGGGAGGTACGTCAAACGGTACGGGCGCGCTCATCTGGCGCAACACAGGTGACATCCCCGTTGAGCCTGGCAAGACGTACATTGCATCTGTCTATGCCAGCGGAACCGGCGGAGTGGCGTTCGTATGGGTCACCGGAGGCGGCATGGAGGCGGCATCCGTCTATGCCAACAAGGGTGGTGGCAACAAGCTCAGTGACTATGATCGTGTGTTCGTAAAGTTCACGGCGCCCGATAACGTCCGATCTGTGGGGTTCCGCTTGGCGATGCAGCCAAAGGCTGCAGACGGCCAACAGTTCGCACGCTTCGTTCGCCCGATGTTTGAAGAGGTGTCGCCAGATCAGAACGAGCCGTCTCCTTGGTCTGCTGGTGGGCAGGAGTCTTTTGCTGGCATTTCGATGTTCACCAATGTCGACGGTCACATCAGCGGGATCCAGAACAAGAACAACGGGGCGACTTCGGAAATCAACTTCTTGGCCAACGCGGTGAACATTCTCACGCCCGGCGGTGCTGACGGGTTTGAGATGACTAAGGGCTATCTGCGGGTGTGGGCAGGCAACTCCCAGCGGATCATCGGCAACAACTTCGGCGCCGATGGCCTAGTGGACTACTTCGGCCCCAACGTGGGCGCGGCCAATGCGAGCAAGGCCAACGCAACCATGTGGATGGATCGGAACGGCAACGCGTACTGGGGTGGGGCGCTGTCTGCAGGCATTCTGCGCAACGCTGCGCAAAGCACCTCCATTCAGACCATAGGCAACAGCACACTGGTCGGACCTTTCGACACCAATGGCCGCAACAAGCAGGTGGTGGTCGGCTATAACCGCCGTCATCGCCGAGTCAAGAGCGCATATGGTCGTGATGGCTTTGTGGCGGGGGGTGGTAGCAACGGCGGGGGCAGCAATCTGTACCGTCAATTGAATGGTCAGTCAGAAGTGCTATGGCAGCAGATCCCGATCACCGGCGGCGTTCTAATCACGAACGAGGTGGACGGTCCCGATACTGCCGACTCGGCTTGGAATGCATCGGTGACCCTCAACGACAACAGCGATGGTTCGACGCGTCGTAGCTACCGTGCCGAGATCGTGAGCTTCACCGAACAGACTGTCAGCCACCAGTCGGGCAGTTTTGACAGCCAGACGATCACCCAAAGTTTGTCGATTGTGTCCATCGAGCAGTAGCTGATCTACCGGCCGCGGTGCTTTGCCGTGGCCGTCAATCTGGAGGGCATACCCTCCATCAACCATGAGGAAGTACCAATGCTGAACCTGAAAATGCGCCTGGCCACCAAGCTGGAGAGCAGTGCCCTGCCGGACAAGCTGCAGCTCACCTTCGACGAGCCGAACACGGTGTCCGGCCCTCAGATCGTGGTGACCGTTCCGTATGAGGACGCCGTTGCGATGCGCACCGGGCGGTACTATCGGCTGACCGCGACCGAAGAGGCCGTGGGAACCACGGGCGGGTGATGCTCATAGGCGGAGAGCCGCTACTTCGTCGCAAGGATGGTCCGAAGTAGCGGCAAGCGCGGGCGGATGCTTGCCCATCACGTTGCGAAAACGCCAGCTGTGGCCAGACTGCGCCCATGTGCTATTCCGCCCAGATTACCGCCGCCTATCAGAAGCTGGTCAGGATGACCGGCGCCACGCTGTCGCTGCAGGAGTTCGCCGCACTCTACGCCCACGACCCAGGCAAGAAGCGGCCCAAGACCCCGAAGGCGATGGACGACGCCTTCCGGGCCGGGGCGAGCCCGGCGGAGTTGGCGGTGTGGGCTGAGGTGGAGCAGTGGAACCGAGCCGAGGCCGCGGTACTGGAGCAGGAGCTGTTTGCCAACCGCAAGCGCTTGGCCGACGCCGAGCGCGCGCTGCAGGTGAAGGAAACCAAGAAGGCCCGGGAGGATGTGCGGATCGCCGGCAATAAGATCGAGCGGGCCCTGGCCAAGCTGGCTGACCTGAAGCGCACCGAGCCGAAGGACCGCGATAGCCGTATCTTCCCAGGCGTATATGCCCCGGTGATCGTCTCCGAGGGCGGGAAGCTGGTCATCAAGCCGATGCGCTACCAGTGCCGCCTGGCTGGAAAGCCGGCCAACTATGACCAACGCTTCCCCGGTACCTACAACGCCCGTCGCGACAGCCTGGAGAAGTTCTGGGCACCGGCCTTTGGCCACACCCACGGGCTGATGGTGGTGGACACGTTCTATGAAAACGTCGAGGGGCCGGACGGGAAGAACCAGGTGGTGCAGTTCACGCCGCGCACTGGCGAGCCGATGCTGGTGGCGTGCCTGTGGTCACACTGGAAGGATCCGGCGGGAAAGGAGCCTGATCTACTGTCGTTCGCTGCCATTACCGACGACCCGGAGCCCGAGGTGGCCGCCGCCGGCCACGACCGGACCATCATCAACATCAAACCCGAGCACGTGGATGCTTGGCTCAACCCGGATCCGGCCGACCTGGCAGCGCTTTACAGGATCTTTGACGACAAGCGGCACCCGTTCTACGAGCACAAGCTGGCCGCATAGGGAGAAACCCGAACGTCAGTAGGTGTTTGCCCGATAGCGGAGACCTGCCCGGAAGGGCATCCTGACCTTGCCGGATCCGGGGCCTCAGGCTGCTCAACCCGGGGGCGCGTGAGCAGCGCCACGCCGGCGCCTCTACCGGCAGCGCCTTGCCCGCCAACGGTGTTCGTGTCATATCTGGCTATGACGGCCTTCCGCCTGCATTGAGCCCTTCAGGTGACATCGACGCAGAAGGGGTAACATATCAGGCCGGCCGTACTGGGCCCGTCGTTCCCCCTGCACACTGGACGTTTGGGTGAGGAATCT